AACTGTGGTTGTTCTGGTAACAACTACTTACTAAACTTTTATTAATTATGGCACAATGTTCAAGCTGTGGAGCTAAAGTGGGGTGCGGTTGTCAATTGACAAACGGAGTGTGTGCAGCATGTGCTGCTAAACCAAATAAATAAAAATTGATATTATGTTATCACCAAGACTAACAAATTGCCCAGAATGTGCAAACATTCCTTCTTTACTTAAAAAAATAGATTGCAAATTGGCAGAGCTGGGTAATAGTTTGTACAACAATATTTCATATATGTTGAACCAACCTATACCTGCTGGTGACATACTTCAATTAATAGCATATAGAAGAATACTTATGCATAAGTATTGTAATCCTAACTATGTGCATGAGTACTCTGTGGCTATGATAGCTAGCAGAGTTATACGCATTACAGTGGGTTGTGTTAGTAGATGTAATGAATTAGAACGTTGCTTAGAAGAGCCTTGTGACATTACAATTGTACCAAACCCTTCAACTACTAGTACAAGTACACTTGCACCTATTACAACAACAACAACTAGTTCTAGTAGTTCTACAACCAGTACAACTACTACTATTTTAAATTGTTGTACATCTCCTACTAATTTAGTATTACCTGGAGATAGCATTTTATTAGATGGTGTAAATCTAACATTTTCATCTACTCAACCTGCAGGTCTATCAATTTGGACAAATCCTATTGTTATGCTTCCTGCTTGTTTACCTCCTCAAACATTAAATACTGTACTAACAGGTGGATTTGATGGTACAGTAGATTGGGATTATACTATCACTTTTGATACTCTTGTTAACAATGTTAAAATACAAGTAATAAATTATAGTGCTGATTATGCAACTTATGATGTACAAGAAAAAATTACATTCACTACAAATACAAATATTCCTGAAGTAATTAATTGTGATGGATGTAATGTTATAATAGAAAATAATTCTATTATAGCTGTTCAAGATACTAATGGTAGTGGAACATTTATTATTAATGCAGCCACTTCTTATACATCTCTTACATTAACACCAAGTATACTAGGACTTAATCCATTTGGATATGCTGTTGGTGTATTTTTAAGAATTTGTGGATTTACAAGTCCTACATCAACCACTACAACAACTAGTTCTAGTTCTTCAACTACAACCACTACTACTACAACAATATGTCAAGATTGTATAGCTTATGGATTTCCTAATCCTAATGATGGAAATGGTACTGGTACAATAAATGGAATAACTGTTACTACAACATATACAGGTCCATCTATTAATGCACCTGGTCCAAGAAATAATTATAATAATTGTGCAGGATTTCCAATGGATGCTGATACTTTATACATAGCACAACTTACTGGTGCATTTACACTTACTATATCTTTTAGTTCTCCTGTAAATGATGTTTATATTAGTAATTCTGCTATGGGATATAATCTTTTTCCAGGTCAACAAGAATGTTTTACCGTTAATTCAGATCAAGGAACTCCTACACTTACATTAGCAGGAGGATGTTATGATTATGGTCCTGTTGGTAATCAAATATGTGGATCTCATCAAGGAGGAAATACAGGAGGAGCTACTAGAGTTTCTACAACTATTCCTTACAGTCAATTAACTATAACTGGAACTGGAATTGGTAATTTAGCTGGATATGGTTTTGATATATGTTTTCCATCATGTAACACTACAACTACTACAAGTTCAACAAGTTCAACAAGTACAACTACAAGTTCAACTAGTTCAACTACAAGCACAACAACAACATTAGCACCAAGTGGAATTAGAACAATCTATACACACTTTGAAGCTTTATAATATAAACAATAACTTAAAATAAAACAAACATGTCTAATTGCTCAAATTGTTATAACGGATGTACAGAGATTGTCTCTGACAGATGTGTTAAATATACAGGAATAGATGTTCCTGTCTTAGGAATACAAACAGGTGATTCATTATCATTTGTAGAACAAGCATTGATTACATTCCTTACATCTACATTAGATGGTACAGGAGTGAAGATTGATCTTGGTACCACAGTGGTATGTAACCTTGTACAACAATATCTTCCTACATGTAAAGATCTTTCTATTGTAGATATATCAAAAGCTCTTATAGAAGCTGCTTGTGATCTTCAACTACAAGTTGATGCTGTTGTAGCAGAACTTGCTATATTAAATGCTGATTATGCAACAGGATGTTTAACAGGAGTAACTAGCTCTTCAAATACTCATGCTATTGTACAAGCTGTTATAAATAAACTATGTCAATTAGAAGTTGATATAATAGCATTAGCTTTTGACTTATCTACAAATTATGTAAGATATGATGAACTTAATCAATTAATTCAAGTATATTTAGATTCAACTACTAATGGATTATATAATTCTAGAATGATTCCTTATGCAGTAGTTCCTTATTTTGGACCTATAACAGGTATATTTGATTCTTCAGGAGCTGGTACAGGTCAGTGGCTTAAAATATATCTTTGTAATGGACAGAATGGAGCTCCTGATTTAAGAGGTAGAGCTTTAACAGGTGCTATTGTTAATGTTCCTGGAGGAACATTAAACCCAGCTGTTAATCCTGCAAATCCAGGTAATCCAAACTATGCTCTTTATGATGAACGTGGTGCAAATCAAATTACATTATTAGAAACACAAATTCCTTTACATACACATGCTAACACTGTAGACTCAATAGTTGATTTTGATGATCCTGAACATGCTCACATAACATCATTTGGTAATCCATCTGATGCTAATAGTTCAGGATCTAGTAACACTTGGGTTCAAACAGGTGCAGGTCAAAATTATCCAACTAGTTCAGCTAGTACAGGAATAACTGTAGATGTTAACACTACAATAACAAATGTTGCTGGACCTATAGGTGGAGGACTTCCTCATGCAAATATACAACCAGTAACAGCTTGTTATTATATTCAATACAGACCTTAATAAATCAATAATATGTCATATCCTTTTTTACCAGTAAATCCTTGCTGTACAGATGTAGTTATAAATGATCCTTGTGGATGTAGTTCTACAATTACTAATAGTGGTTGTAATAACAACAATCCATGCAGCACGCATTTAACTGCATCTAGCACTATTGTATATGATGGTCCTGTACTACCATGTATAATAGCTGAACCATGTGATACACTTAATGTAATATTACAGAAGATAGATGAAATTATTTGTAATTTATTAACACAAATAAATTATTTAAATAATCAAGTTATTAATATTACTAATCAAATAATTACCATCAATGGTGATATAATCAACATATATAATATATTAGATGAATGTTGTGGTGCAACTACTACCACTACATCTACTACTATAGCAATTCCTTGTGAAAGTTTCTCTTTAGATAATACAGGAACTGAGGCAGTAGCTATTATTATTACTGATTGTATTACAGGAGACCAAGAAGCAATTGTATTATTGCCAGGAGAAACAAATATTTGTGTTGAAACAGATAGCCCTCTAACTGTTCCAGGTACAGTGATTGTTACACCAAATGGTCCTTGTGGTCCTACAACAACAACCACTTCATCAAGTAGCACAACAACTACTACTACAACTATAGCATTTGAATGTCAATGTTTCACATTTTTTAATAGTGATACTTCTGCTCATATGATAAATTATAAAGATTGTAACAACATAAATGTTGGACCTATATTTATAGATTCTAATGAAACACTACAAGTTTGTGCAGGTTCTGGATCAGCTAGTGATACTTTAGTAACTATTTCGGTAGGTGCAAATTGTATCGATGGATTGTGCCCAGTTGTTCCAACTACCACTACAACAACTACAATTGCTCCATGTAATTGTTTTGATACAGAAATCACTATATTATCAGAAACATTAGCTAATACAGATAATGGTCAACTTACAGTGTTATATGAAGATTGTTTTACTAATCCATATATTGATACATATGATAGACCAGGTGTTTATCCATTAGGTTGTGTAGATTTTACTGTAGGTATAACTGCATTGGGAGAAGTTGAGGGAGTAGAACAAACTTTCTTTGTTCCAATTACAACTGGTAGTCCTTGTTGTGATGTTGAACCAACAACAACAACAACAACTACATTTGAACCAACAACAAGTACAACTACTACAGCTATTCCACCTACAACAACGACCACTACTAGTTCAAGTAGTACAACTACTACTACTACAACTACAGTAGAACCTACAACAACAACCACTACAACTTCAGATATTACTTGTGACTGTTTAACTTTTGAAAATACAGATACAATATCTCATAACTTAGGATATACTAATTGTAGTAATTTTCCTGTAACAGGTATAAATATTGATCCGTCTGAAATTATAAGTTTTTGTGGTGATAACCCAGTTGTTAGTAATCCTAGTGTAACAATTACATTTGGAGGAGCTTGTGTTTTAGAAGTTTGCCCAACAACAACAACAACTACTACTACAATTTTAGATTGTTCGTTTACAGGAACTGCTAATGAAGTTCCAACTACAACAACTACAACCACTTTAAGCCCAGGATAACATGAGTTGCTCTCAAGTAAATAACACAACAATACATGGAACGAGTACTATCACATATGATGGTACTCCACTTCCTTGTACAGACGTGAATACATGTGATGGATTAAATACTATCCTTGATAAGTTTGACACTATTATATGTGATGTTAAAGAAAGTGTTGATATTCTTACAGAAGAAATAACAGATATTACAGAAGACTTAATGATCATAACAGAAGATATAATTAACATAAACAATCAGTTAAATATATGCTGTCCTACATGTGATTTTACTGGAACTGCTGATCAGTTACCAGATCCAACTACCACAACTACAAGTAGTAGTTCTACCAGTACTTCTACTACAACAAGTAGTTCTAGTACAACTTCTACTACAAGTAGTACAACTACTGTACCACCAACTTCTACTACAACAAGTACTAGTAGTTCAACTAGCACAAGTACAAGTTCAACAACTACAAGTACTACTACATCTGTACCAACTACTACAACTACTACTAGTCAAGTTTATACCTATGCTGGAGAAATTATAAATAATACAGGAAACACTATAACAGCAAATACTGCTTTTATTAGAGTTAATGGTGGTATAGTGGCTGCTGTTACTTTGAATATACCTCCAGGTGGTACACAAACTTTCTCTACATCATATTCACCTGGTTCCTCTGTAATAGGAGCTGGTAATGATTTTACACTAGAACTATATACGTACACAGGTGTTACTATATCAAATGATATGACTCAGACAGGTGGGACTTGTGGTACTACAACTGGTGATTTTGCTAATATGGGAACTTATCTTAGTGCAACATCAACTACAACAGGCCCAATCTCATGTTCGGTGCTTGTCATAAGAATGACAATAACATAATTTAAAAATCAATTAATATATAAAAAATATGACAACGTTAATAACATTAAACATACCAGTTGGTGGAGACGCAGGTCCTTTTAACTTATACTCAAATACAGATGGATATGTATTACCATTTGCAACAGGTATATCTGCATTAGTTTTAACAGCTGGCTTTTTAGCAACTAATGTACCTCCTGGAACAACAATCATTAGAGTTATATCTACAGGAGTGTGTACAAATTATATTGATATACCAATCAATTTAATTACTACTACAACAACAACAAGTAGTAGTTCAACAACTAGTACAACTACCACTGCTGTTCCTACTACCACTACTACAAGTAGTTCTAGTACATCAACTAGTACAAGTACTTCTACAAGTACAACTACATCAACTAGTAGCAGTACAACTACTAGTACAACAACGGTTGCACCAACTACAACTACTACAACCACTGCTGAACCTACTACAACTACTACAACCACTGCTGAACCTACTACAACTACTACAACCACTGCTGAACCTACTACAACTACTACAACTACAAGACTAGTAGAATGTATAGCTTATTCAGCAACTATAAGTAGTGGAAGTGGAAGCGTTGGTTGGACTAATTGTGATGGGTCTTCTGGATTTGCTACAGTTACTCCAGAAGAGCCTGCTGGTTTCTGTGCACTATCAGATCCACCACCAAGTGCAACTGCAACAGTTATTATAAGCGATGGTGGACCTTGTCCATTAACAGGATGTTACACTGTAACGTTTAATCCTGATGTTGAATGTTCAACTAGTATAGGTAATGTTCTAGTATCATATACAGACTGTAATGGATCTGAAATGCTAGATGTAGAAATTCCTTTATTAGGAAATACTAGTGTTTGTGCATTAGTTGGAGGTGCTGGTTCACAAGAACCTATAATTGCTTGTGGAGAGGGAACAATTACAATTGGTGACCCATGTATACAATTAGGTCTTATTTCATCATCTTCTGATTCATTTAATGCTTGTTCATTATTAATGGATCTTACTTGTTGGATAAGTGGTACAGGAGAACCTAGTTTAGGAGATGTTGTATATACAAATGCTGCAATGACAACAGTGTTCCCAGGTGATGGTGTAAACTATTATCATCTTACTATACAGTCATCTACAAATACTTACAGTGCTATAGTTAATGGCTTTGGAGTAATTCAAGCTGTTCCTTCTATATGTCCTTAATAATAAAAACTAAAATCAATAACATATGACAGTATTAATAACATTAACAGTTGCTGGGGCTGATTCAGGCCCCTTCAATCTGTATTCGAACTTAGATGGATTTACAGCAGCTTTTGAATCAGGAGTGAGTAAAGCTGCTTTACTAGCAGGATATTCTTCTGCTTTAGTTCCTGATTTTACAACAACAATAAAAGTGTTGTCCACAGGAGATTGTACAAATTATATAGATATAGTGTTGTCAAGTCTTACAACCACTACAACTAGTACATCTCCTCCAGTTTAAAATAAAACAAAAAATCTTGTTTTGTTGGTTTTACAGGATTTCTCCTCAAGATTTTTTCTTGGGGAGTTTTTGTTTCTAACTATTTTAGTTATAAATAATTACGTCTCTAACTAAAATTATTTGGAATATATAAAAACTATTGTTTATCTTTACGATATTTTTTAACTAATATGAGTACATATGTCTGAAAATCAAAGCTTGTTACAACAATTAGAAGAGTTATTAAGTCAGAAGAAAAGTAAGAAATTCTATGCTGAGAAACTAGGGATAAGTGAATATGAGGTGAATGAACTCATGAAAGAACTTAAAGAAAAAGATAATGAAGATGTAGGAAAAAGTATTGCAGGAGAACGAAAGGTGAATGTTGAAAAAGGAACAATAGAAAGTACAATAGTTACAGACTTCGAACCTAAAGATGATATTGAATTAGCTAAGCTACATAAAATAAATCTAGACAAATATGTTATAACAAACTACTGGTCTAAGATGTTACCAAGTGGGAAGTTTACTTCCTCAATCTTTTCAAAAAGAAAAGAAGCAAAAGATTACTCTCCTGAAGACTTTGCTAAGTTTTTAGAAAACTACAAACCAAACAATATACCAATTACTAAAGTAAGTCGTGCTAACAGCAAAGACTTTGTAGATGTAGAGATTTCTATATCTGATTATCATTTAGCTAAAAGAACAGTTGATCGTGATAATGATGTAACTACAAGAGCTTTGAGATATATTACTGTGGCTCAGTCTTTGATTGATAAAGTGGAAGCTTGTTACAATATAAACACTGTTGTTCTTCCTATATCAAATGATTACTTCCACACTGATAACTATCAGAATCAAACTACACAGGGCACACCACAAGACACTATAATGGATTATGCTGATGAGTATGAAGTAGGATTTGCTATTCTTGTAGATACAATCAACATGTTAAGAAAACATTCAAGCACTGTAAAGGTGGTATTGGTACAAGGAAATCATGACAGAACTAAATCTTTTTACTTAGCACATGCATTAGATGTATTCTTTAAAGATGCAGAAGATGTAGAGTTTATAAGAGAGCATAGTGTTATTAAAGGTTTGACATTAGGAAATACATTTATTGGATGGCACCATGGTAATTGTAAGTTAGAAGACTTACCATTATTATTTGCAACACATCCAAAATATAGTCACCAATTTGGTGATGCTGTTTACAGAGAAGTTCATACAGGTGATAAACATCACTATATGGCTAAAGAGGTTAAGGGAGTGAGAATACAACAAATGCCTAGCTTATCAGGAACTGATAGATGGCACTTAGATAATAACTTCGTACACTCAGTACGTGCTGCTCTTGCTTTAGTCTATGATCTTAATCTAGGTAAAATAGCAGAGTTTGAAACTCGAATATAATTATGGCAACATTAAGAAA